CGGCGATACAACAGGATACCCAAACTGTGGTCTTCATACGTGGCACTTAACGTAGGGATTTTTGATAAAGTCTCCCCAAGACTAACGGCTCACCCAAACTGAAGGCGGAATGGAAACGTGCCCAGCTGCCCCTACGGGTATGCAAGGGTACGCGCGTGACGAGTGATCAGTTATCCTTCGAACATCTTCTACTGTCTCAGAAAAATTGTAGAAGTAGTCGAACCAAGGCGCCGGTACGTACATAAGCAGTAACTCATGGTCAAGTACGCCTAGTGAGTTCAGTCCATCAAAATGAGCCTCCAACATTAATTGGTGCTCTATCTTGATCCCGAATTTCTTCTCCACTAGGTGCCTGGTCCACTTATGAACAGGTTTCTGCTTAGCGCGTAACTTACGCTCATCCTTGATCGCCGCTAGGATCTGATCCCTCTCCCAAACCGAGACTCTCAGTCTCTTTGCAAACTCCCTCACATCATAGCCTCTGGTCATTCGTAGCACGTAGTCAGCAAACGATGCTAGAATAGGACAACCAGGATACTGATGAGCAAGAGATAGGGCTTTGCACCTCAATAGCTTATGGACTACACTTGGTCCAGCTTTAGCGTACTCTCTGGTCGTCCAACCAAACGAGCACACGGCCTCAATAGGGTCTGTCACAACATCTAACGCAACATCATCTGCAATGATGCCACAGAAAGAAGCTGTCGAGATCTCATCAGGATACTCCGGCTTGCATATGAGTCCAAGCTTGGCGAAGTGCTCCTTAGTGGGTCGAGTCCCGAATACAGTGGCCAAAAGATCGTCCCCTTCACAATAAGCAATGGGGTCTTTTGCTCCTATTTTATGGCATATGAACAAGAAAACCATCAGGTCAGTGAAACCATTTCCAAGTGACGTATTCATCTCTCCAGACATACGCACGCAGATCAGGAACACCCAAAACAGTTTATAAGCTATGTGGTTCGTGCCGCCAATCACCTCCTCTACTAACTTCATGAAGTCCTTGCCGGTGGGCAAGAACCGAACCATGTGTCGGTAAAGTATCCATTCGCACTTAGTCATCAACACGCGTGTGATGAGCGCTTCAAAAGAAGTGTAGTCCGATCCAAATGGTAGGGCTCCGACTCTATACAATCGCTCTAGAATCTTCTTGCCCCGATCTGCAACCGGTACATACTTGATGAAACTGGGATCTTGGAAAACCACCTCTTCAATTGCTTTAAAGGTGGGACCTACAGCACATTTAAATAAATCATGTCTCGAGTTAATCCCTCGAGCGTGCTTGTAGGATGGATAAGTTTCATCCTTCATAAACCCTTTGACCTTCTGGAACCGTGGCTCCCAAATATGAGCCTTATTCTCTTCCCAAAGTTGTCTTAGTTCCTCCTGCCTATGTGCAGGATAACTGGTTTTACCCAGCCAAGTCTCTAACGTTACGTCTGTAGAGGGATCTAAGGGTTTGTAATGTTCCTCAACGTATCGCGTTACGAAGAGGCCGAACTCATCCAGCCAAACTGGATCAGGGTCCGGGGGCAAGCAGCCAAACCGCTTGCACACCCCAGCAATCATGGTGTATGGACATTGTGGATCCGGATGCGGAAGCGCAACACCTTGCACGTGGCACCCTAAGGACCGCAAAATCACGGGCCGTCGGGAAGGATCCCAAGGCAGTGGCCTGGTAATCGCCAGATCTCTCTTGACCTCCGGAAGGGGATCAAGTTTGACCTCGTTGATGCGATATCCACGACAGACCACTATCTTGTTTAGACTGCTGGGGCCATCCGGAAAACCTCGAGCTCAACTCTACGGCGTTCCAGGGTTTGGAGAGTGTATCCCATAGCGACCAAGATGGTGTCTTGAATCACAGCCTCACCAGCTACATTCCTCCACCGGGTTGTATTCACGGAATGTATAGACTTGGCGAGGTATTCAAGACGCTCCATAATTATCTGAGGCGTACTCGTCAACGAAATGGCCTGTGGGACCAACAATTGAGAGAGAAGCTCTAGAGAAATAACACAGCCTCTAACTTTGTACTCAATGTTGTACTTCGGGTCGTTTGTCGAAAAGAACACCTTGGCATAAATAGGAGCCGGGTGCTTGAGCTCTCCGAGGGACAGGGAGTCAGGACGTTCGTCTGGATGAGGGAGATCTACAAAATCCCCAAACTCATACTCATACCAGATATACTTGCGATTCCATAGAAGGATGATCAGCAAGGTAAGGGCCCAAAAACTAAACAAGAAAAGCACAATGGGGGGCCACCGGAGTTGAACACCATCATAGTTCAATAAGGCCTGGTGGACCTCAAAGTGCACAACGGCAGCAATCGTAATCCCGACAAGGAACACAAAGATTGGGGACGAATAATACCACCACTTAAGGGGAATAAGTCCTCTCTTCGCGAACCATGGGTTTTCATGCCACCTGTACTTGAAGTTTTTAATTCGACCTCGAATTGCCAAAGATGCTGCCTCATCCATGCGTTTCTTCTCAGTTCGTAGTTTCTCCGCCTCTAGCTCCAGGGTTTTCTTTTTCTTTTCAGAATCAGAAAGCTCCTGTGCCACCTTTTCGAGCTTGGCTTGAGCATAATCTCTTTCGAGACGGTTTTCAACTAGAACGTCATTCAGAACGTCACGGCTGGCTGCTTCTTGTGCAGTAAGATCGGCGAACGCTGCTGTGGTGGGGTTGGGCCCAGTCCTGGGTTTCCACGCACGTTTGGGAGGTCGTTCGACTCGCCTGGCTGGATTTGGCTCTGGGCCAGGCTGTTGGTTTACCGACGAGGGTTGATTAGGCCCCGGTCCACGTTTTGGCTGCCATTTTGTATTCCGCTGAGCCATTCGCGGTTTTTGCTCCCTCACAGGGCGAACACCCCCATTCTCCGCACGAACAGCTGGAGCGGGTTGCTCAACAGGCTGAACTGGGGCCGTGGGACGCGCGTTCGCAGTAGCATCACCTTCCATTCCCTCAGGCACTTCCATGTGCATGAGTCGAAGGGACGAGACATCTCTGCCTCGATTCGGACGTAAAGGAATTTCT